CCCTCTCTTATTATGAAAAATATTAATACAATAGTAGAAGATATCTATGAGTTATTTAATCTCACACCTATAGAGCGTGATGAGAAAGAAGTAGATGATCTCATAGATAACTTTGGTGAGATGCTTAAGGTTCACATCAAAGAATTTATGTACAGCAAACCAAGGAGCAATGGAAATCTTAGGCTGTCTGCAATAGGAAAGCCTGATAGACAATTATGGTATGATGTTAATACAGAAACGACAGAAGAAAAACTACCACCAAGTACACGCATTAAATTTCTATATGGATATATTCTTGAAGAACTTCTACTACTCTGTGCATCTATAGCAGGTCACACAGTAGAAGATCAACAGAAAGAAGTTACAGTAGAAGGAGTACTGGGTCATCAGGATGCAGTTATTGATGGGGTTCTGGTTGATTGTAAGTCTGCTTCTGGATTCAGCTTTAAAAAGTTTGAGTCTAATACAATAGCTGACGACGATCCCTTTGGATACATGGCACAGATATCTTCCTATGCTCAAGCCAATGGTATAGCTGAAGCAGCCTTTCTTGTTATAGATAAATCTACTGGTAAGATTTGTTTAACACCAGTACACTCTATGGAGATGGTCAATGCTAGTAGCAGGATTAAGCACCTTAAAGAAGTTGTTAAGGGAAGCAGCATACCTTCTAAGTGCTATGCTGCTGTTCCTGATGGGAAGTCTGGTAACCTTAAGCTTGCTGTTGGTTGTGTTTATTGTAGACACAAGAGTATGTGTTGGTCTGATGCTAACCAAGGTAAAGGGATACGTACTTTTAAGTACTCAAATGGTACAAGAGAGTTGGTTGAAGTTGTTAAGACGCCTGACGTTGAGGAAGTAACTACCTAAATGCACTGGAAATATAGTAAGAAACCAAATCCAAAGAAACACTTTGGGTTTGTCTATCTTATTACAAATAAGAAAACAGGCAAAGCTTATGTAGGTTGCAAGCAGTATTGGCACCCAGTGAAAAGAAAGAAGGGTAGTACTGCACCAACCAAAAGAGAATCTAACTGGCTTATTTATATGGGTTCTTCTAAGTCACTGCTAGAAGATATTAAAAAGTTAGGCAAGAGAAGTTTTAAGTTTCAAATTATAGCTGAGTTTAAAAATAAAAGAAGCCTAAAATACTATGAGCTATACTACCAGATGAAATATAATGTACTGTCTTCTGTCTTAGAAGGTACAGACGAAGCGGCATATTATAATAACTATGTAGGTGGTAAGTTCTACAGGCCAGTACAAGAGTTTGAGGATGAACCAACAAAATATAAATAATATACTAGAGTTACAGGAAGAAAGTAAAAAAGATTCAAACAATATTTTATTCTTATCTGTTATATACCAAGCTCTATTGGATGCAACTAAGTCTAAAAGTATTACTGAGTCAAGTAGTATTACATCTCTAAGAAGAGAAGCTACCAATTGGTTCTTCGCTTCTATAGGTGTGACCAGTGAAAACTTTGAGTTTATATGTGACTACGCTGACCTTAATCCTAATAAGGTTAGGGAGTTTGCATCTTATGTTATTAACTCAGACAACAATAAAGAAGTAAGACATAAACTAAATCTTTTACTAAGGAGAAAAGAACTTGAATAAACATTTGAATGATGTTAACATGACATACAAAGAACATTTCTTGTTTTCTTTAAGCCTGTTAGGAGAAGGTATAGCAGTTGGGCTGGCGTTGATAATCCACGCTGTGTCCCCATGTCTGTTTACAAACACTTTTTCTAATTGGATTGAGTCTTGTACTAGAAAGCTTAGAAAAGCTAAAAGGAAGTAGGCGTGAAGTGGATGGCTGAAGGAAGAGAAAGATATATTCTACGAAAGATGCGTGAAGATAGAGAAGGATTACCTAAAGAAGAAGATTACTACTTTGAAAACGGAACTAAGGGAGGATCATTAGGTAAACAAGTGGGAAGATCATTAGATAAACAAGTAGGAGGCAGTCACTATAAAGATTGTGGCATACAGCCCGTAGAGTATATTTATTCTAACGGGCTTGACTTTCTTGAGGGCAATGTTGTTAAGTATATTACACGTCACAGAACAAAAGGTGATGGTGAGCAAGACATACGTAAAGTAATTCACTACGCACAAATGATACTACAAATGGAATACAATAAAGGAGAATAACTAATGCCTCAAATGACCCACCTTGGCATCAACATCAACCCCGCACAAGATCATTTGTTTGATGAGCTTGGTATTGCTAGGCTTAAAGAATCTTACATGATGGATAATGAGTTGTCTCCGCAAGAGAGATTTGCTTTTGTATCTAAAACATTTTCTACTGATAACGATCACGCCCAAAGACTTTATGACTATGCCTCTAAGCATTGGTTGTCTTACTCTACTCCTATACTATCTTACGGTAGGTCCAAGCGTGGGCTACCCATCTCGTGTTACCTTAACTACATTGATGACACTGCTGAAGGGTTAGTAAACAATCTATCAGAGACTAACTGGCTGTCCATGTATGGTGGTGGTGTAGGTATTGGTTTTGGTATTCGTTCTGCTGATGACAAGTCAACGGGTATGATGCCACATCTAAAGATGTATGATGCCTCCAGCCTAGCCTACCGTCAGGGACGTACACGTAGGGGAAGCTATGCTGCCTATCTAGACATAGATCACCCTGATATTATCTTGTTCTTGGAAATGCGTAAGCCTACTGGTGATCAAAACTTTAGATGTTTGAACCTCCACCATGGTATTAATATCAGCAATAAGTTTATGCAGCTTATTGAAGATTGCATGACTGATCCCAATGTAGATGACAGCTGGAACCTACGTGATCCACATACAAAAGAAATTAAAGAGACTGTATCAGCAAGGGATATGTGGCAGCGTATCTTAGAGATGCGTATGCAAACAGGCGAGCCATACCTACACTTTATTGATACATCCAATGAGAAGATGCCGGTATGGTTGAAGCAGCTTGGCTTGGAGATTAATCAGTCTAACTTATGTTCAGAGATTATACTACCAACTAATAAGGATCGGACTGCTGTATGCTGCTTGTCTTCTCTTAACCTAGAATACTTTGATGAGTGGTCTAAAGACAAAGGCTTTCTTAAAGATGTGCTGGAGATGTTGGATAATACTCTGAGTAAGTTTATTGAAGATGCTCCTGATAGTATTAGCCGTGCTAAATATTCAGCAATGCGTGAACGTAGTGTAGGTGTTGGAGCCTTGGGTTTTCATGCTTACCTACAGAAGAAGGGTATGCCTTTTGAATCTGCCTTGGCTAAGTCTTCAAACATGAAAATGTTTAGACACATTAGATCAGGGCTTGACTCAGCCAACCTTGAGCTTGGACGTGAGAGAGGCGAGGCTCCTGATGCTCAAGGCACTGGACTAAGGTGTAGTCATGTCATGGCTATTGCACCTAATGCTTCTTCCTCTATTATCATGGGCAATACTTCTCCATCTATTGAACCGTGGAGAGCTAACGCCTACAGACAGGATACCTTGAGTGGTTCTTTCTTGAATAAAAACAAGTTCTTAGATAAGCTTATTAAAGATAAGTGTGAAGAGAATATTAACTTAAACTATGATCGTATCTGGTCTTCAATCATTGCTAACGATGGTTCAGTGCAGCACCTACGCTGCTTGGACGATCAAGAGAAAGAGATATACAAGACTTCTATGGAGATTGATCAGCGGTGGGTGATTGAACATGCTGCTGATAGGCAGGAATATATTGATCAGTCTCAGTCACTCAATGTTTTCTTTAGGCCAGATGCAAACATCACCTACCTACATGCTGTACACTTCATGGCATGGAAGAAAGGGGTCAAGACTATGTACTACTGCCGTTCTGAAAAGATTGGCAAGGCTGACAAGGTATCACGTAAGATTGAACGAGAGATTATACAAGAGATTGATATGGAAGCACTTGCTTCTGGTGAGGAGTGTTTGGCTTGTGAGGGTTAGTATGATATACAAGTGGTACTGTCACTTAAGATCAAAGGGATACGGAATTTTTACTAGTATATCTTGTGCTATGTGGAACAGCCACTATACTTTTGATCACGAAGAGGGCATACCAAGGCAGTGGAAAGACAACAGAGGAAAGAGGCCATACTATGACCAGTAAATTAAAGCTTCAAGATAAACGTGACTACTTCAAACCGTTTCACTACCCGTGGGCGTATGACCTGTGGTTGAAACATGAGCAGTCTCACTGGCTGCACACTGAAGTACCTATGATGGAAGACATTAAAGACTGGAAGAATACCCTCTCTACTGAAGAGAAGTATTTCTTAACTAATATCTTTAGGTTCTTTACTCAGTCTGACATTGATGTAGCTGGTGGGTACATTGATAATTACCTACCTAACTTCCCACAGCCTGAAGTACGTATGATGTTGTCAGGCTTTGCTGCTAGGGAAGCACTACACATTGCAGCCTACTCACACTTGATTGAATCACTGGGTATGCCTGACTCTACATACAATGAGTTCTTGGAGTACGATGCCATGCGTGAGAAGCATGAGTACTTTATGGCTAATGTAAACAGTAAGAAAATATCTTTGCCTATTAAGATTGCTGCTATCTCTGCCTTTACTGAGGGGCTAGCATTGTTCTCTAGCTTTATTATGTTGCTTAACTTTCCACGTCATGGTAAGATGAAGGGCATGGGACAGATTGTAACGTGGTCTATTGTAGATGAGACACAACATGCAGAGGGTATGATCCAACTCTTTAGAACTTACATCGAAGAGAACCGTGAGGAGTGGAACGACGAAACCAAGTCAACCATCTATAGCATTGCAGAGACTATGGTTGACCTAGAAGATAAGTTTGTAGACCTATCATTTAAGATGGGTAAGGTAGAAGGTCTTAGGGATACTGAAGTAAAGGAATACATCAGGTACATTGCAGACCGTAGGCTTATCTCTATGGGTATGAAGGGTATCTTTAAGGTCAAACGTAATCCTCTGCCTTGGGTAGAGACTATGATTAATGCACCTACTCATACTAACTTCTTTGAGAACCACTCTACTGACTATGCAAAGGGTGCATTGAGTGGTAGCTGGTCAGAAGTATGGGCAGAAAGTGCTTGACAAGTAAACAAATATAGTGTATAAGGATAATTATTATGGAACTTACTGCTGAAATAGCTAGAGAATTATTAACTTACAATCCTGATACTGGTAAACTCTTCTGGAAAGAAAGATCACCAAAATATTTTAAGAACTTTAAAATAAGTATGAAGTCTTGGAATACTAAATGGGCTGGTAAAGAAGCACTTACAAACATTACTCGTAGAAATTCTGGACAGATATCTAGGTTAGGTGGTCGTGTGCTCAACAAAAACTATACTGCACATCGTATAGTATGGTTAATATATTATGGTGAGTGGCCTAAAAATCATATAGACCATATCAACCAAGACCCTACAGATAATAGAATAAAAAATCTTAGAGATGTAACTCAGGCTGAAAATAATAAAAATAGAACACTACAAACCAATAGTACAACTGGTTATTCAGGTGTGAGGTTTTATAAACGGTACAGAAAATATTGTGCAGAAATATCTATAAATTATATTAAAAAACATTTAGGATATTATGACACTGTTGAAGAAGCAGCAGCAGTCAGAGCAGTAGCAAGTATTAATTATAATTTTCACCCTAATCATGGAAATGAAAAAAGGAATATAGATGAAGAAATCACCTAACACTGTATACATAGGATATGATCCTAAAGAGAATACAGCCTATGAAGTTTTAAAGTTTACCATTGAACGGATAGCCGTAGATAATGTACGTGTTGTACCTATCCGGCGTGATGTCGCAGAGCGAATGGGTATGTACACCAGAGAGTTTGATGTAGTTGATGGACAAACTATTGATAAGATTGACGGCAAGCCCTTCTCAAGTGAGTTTAGTTTCACTCGCTTCTTGGTGCCAGCCATGAACATGTATGAAGGCTGGGCCTTGTACATGGACTCTGACATGTACCTACGTACTGACATCAATGAAATCTTTGAAGAGTATAACTCAGACTACTACCCACTGTACTGTGTTAAACATAAGTATGCACCGGGTGATGGTGTTAAAATGGATGGACGTAAACAACAGGACTACCGACGTAAGAATTGGTCTAGTCTAATGCTCTTTAACTGTAGTCACAAGCTCAATAAGAAGCTTACTCCTGAACTTGTAAACACAGAGACTGGTGGATACTTGCACGGCTTTGAGTGGTTGCCTGATAAAGATTCTGATATTGGTAGCATCCATGAAGAATGGAACTGGTTGGACAATCATTCTCCAGAAGACATGGATGCCAAGAACGTACACTTTACAACAGGTGGTCCTTGGTTTAAAGATTGGAAGTGTGGCCGGACTAGTGATGGTAAGTATGCAGCCGAATGGAATGGGGATTATACATACCTAGCCGGACGAGGAAAAATAAAGCCAATGGACATGTATAATGAAGTATAAGTTTGTAACATGTTTTAATGAAGCATATCTAAAGGAGATGTCTTCGCATCTTCTTAGTCTAATGTCTAAGACATGGCAGTCATCTATAGATATACACTGTTATTACTATGATATAGATATTAAAAAACATGTTCTTCCTGAAGCTGATAATATCTTCTACCATAACTTAGAAGAGGTAGAAGATTATGCTGAGTGTATGGAGAATAATAAAATCCACGACGGCACTGAAGGTGGAAAAGTACAGTACAATCGTTCAATAGATGCTGCTACATTTATACCTAAAGTAATGGCGTTGACTGAGGCTGCATTTAATAATGAAGACTGCTGGTTATTCTGGATAGATGCTGATACCATCTCCAAGAAAAAGATTACAGTAAATTCTCTCAATAAAATGCTACCCATTAACGAAGATAAATGTGATGTAGTTTATCTAATAGATGATGAAGATGAACCAGATTATTTTCTACAGGGATTTAATCTTTCACGTCAATCATCTGTAGATATGCTTGGTGATCTACGTGGTTGTTACATTTCTAATGAGTTTATGAACTATCGTGAGTGGTATGATGGCTTTATCTTTAGTAGGTTAATGACTATCTATACTGCTCATGGTATGCGAGTACATGAATTAGAGAGAGATAACTCTATAGTAAGTGATTTGTTTCTCCACCTTAAGGGTAGCACCAATGTTGCTATTAGAGATTCTGATGGTGAAAGAGTTTTCAAACTATCTGATGAAGAAACATCTCCAGACATTCTACCGCAGAGATATAAGCAGCTTGCTGATATCATACGTCTTTACAAACCAGAGACTATCTTAGAAACAGGGACATGGAATGCTGGACGTGCTATTGAAATGTCTTTGGCTTCCTTTGAAAACTCAGACAAGGTACACTACATTGGATATGATCTCTTTGAAGATGCAAGTATTGAGGTTGATGAAGAAGAGTTTAATGTAAAGCCTCATAATACTTATGCCGCAGTCACCAAGAGACTGCATGAATTTACTGAAGTTATGAAGAAGACTGATAAGAAGTTTACTTTTGAACTGTATAAAGGTAATGTTCGTAATACTCTTACATCTCTAACGCTGGATAAGATTGATCTGGCAATGATAGGTAGTGGTAATAGTATTAAAACTGTAGAGCATGAGTACGCCATGCTGAAACATGTTCCTGTGGTAGTGATGGATCACTTCTTTACTAAAGATGATGATGACAAGACACCACCTGAAGAATATCATGGAGTTAAAAATGTCTTTGATAAGATACCTACGAAGAAAGTTGACGCTCAAGAAACTACTGAGGATGGTTGGACTGTATTCGATGAGACCGTTAATATTCGGAAGTATGTTCTACCCTCTGGTGATAATGTTGTTGGTGGTGGTCACACTCATCTCTGTCTTATACTCTCCGATGACAATCTACCGGGATGTCCTGACGAACTAAAAAGAGTTCCAGTAGTTGTACATCCAAGAGATTGCGTACCTAAAGAATACATTAGGAATAATATTATTTCTAACATGGAACTTCTGGATGAAAAGAAGTGGGTAACCAAGCATCCTATACATAAAGGTAAAGCAGTACTAGTATCGGCTGGTCCCTTTACTAACTATACTGAACTTAAAAAGCTAATTAAAAACAACAAGGATATTAAAGTAGTATGTGTTAAACATTCCTATCCTACTCTATTAAAGAATGGTATTGAGCCTTGGGCATGTGTCATCCTTGACCCACGTCCTCTTACTGGTGTATCTACACATGGTATTGTCCGTAAGAATCTCTTTAAGAAACTCAATACTAATACTAAATTCATGCTGGCTTCCATGACTGATCCTTCTGTTACAGAATATCTTATTGAAAACAAGTGTGATGTATGGGGATGGCACGCCTTTACAGATTCACTGAGGAGTGAGTCAGATCAGGGACAGGAGATTAGGAACCAGCAGGTAAAGATCGAAGAGGAACTGGGTATCCCCAAGGGTGCTACTCTAATTACAGGTGGTACTTGTGCTGCCATGCGTAGCATAGGTATGCTGCACACACTAGGCTTTAGAGATATACATCTATTTGGTTTTGATTGCTCCATGAAAGAGCCTTCTAAGAAACAGAAGACTGAGACTACAGGAGACTTAGAGGGTGGTGAATCACCTAGACCTAAGTACTTCCAAGTAACAGTTGGTAAGAATACTTACTGGACTACGGGAGAGCTTCTGGCTATGGGTCAGGATTGTGAGAAGATTTTCTCTGATGAAGGTCTTGAAGGCATCTTGACATTCCACGGAAAAGATACGATGGTATCTGATCTATGGAAGATAAAGGAAGCACTAGAAAAACGTCCGCAATTTGAGGGATACTATGATTGATTGTAATAAGTTATTGAGTAGAGAAGGGCCATCCAAGAGGTACACTGATCTTCTTTCTGAATATAAAGACATGCATAAACAGGCTGAAGGCATGTTCAATGGAAGAAGCCTTGTAAAGTATATTGATATAATTAAAAACTATTTAGACAAGCATGAATGCAAAAGTCTAATTGATTATGGTTGTGGCAAAGGACTACTGTACACTAAAGACTTTGGCAAGGTAACTAGAGACGATCCCAAACTAACTGTACCTCTTAATGAGTATTGGGGATTGGAGAAGTTAGCCTTGTTTGATCCCGGCCATGAAGAGCATAGTAAACTACCTATGGGTTTGTATGATGCAGTTATTTCAACTGATGTACTAGAGCATGTACCTACCAGTGATTTAGACTGGGTGATCAGAGAAATCTTTAGCTACTCTCAGAAGATAGCTTTTCTTAACATCGCCTGTATGCCAGCACTAAAGAAGTTAGCTGATGGTAGTAACGCACACATCTCTCTACATAGTCCCTATGATTGGATGCAGTTCATTGGTAATATCATGGAAGATTTTACTAAACAGTATCCAGATTTCTGTGTCTATGTTTTCTTTGATGTTTTAGATGAAGATGATAGACTAATAACAGAAGGGTATAAAATACATAAGCGTATTAATATTATACCCCTAACTCAAATGGATAAAGACACAAATAATGTAACAGTAGGAGAAGAATAATGCTAGGAATTGCAGATTCAGTTATCGGAGTAGCAGGTAAAATTCTTGATAAATTTGTTGAGGATAAAGACCTAAAGACTAAACTCAATGCAGAGTTAAAAACACAGTTAATTACTCTTGACCTTGCTCAAGCAGAAGCAAACATCGAACAGGCAAAGCACCCCTCTATCTTTGTAAGTGGAGCAAGGCCAGCCATCATGTGGGTCTGCTGCTTTGCTCTGCTGTGGCAGTTTATTGTAGCACCCATTGCAAGCTGGGGCTTTGCTATTTGGTATCCTATTGTTGTGCTACCAGTGCTGGACACACAGGCTCTAATGACACTCTTGCTTTCTCTTCTAGGTCTTGGTGGTATGCGTACTGCTGAGAAGTGGAAGGGTGTCGCTAGAAACAATATGAAATAGCCAATGGCTTTAAACGAAAAGCAAGAGAAGTTTGCTCAGTCTTATATCCTTCATAGGAATGCAACTGAAGCAGCCAAGTCAGCAGGATACTCAGCAGCGTCAGCAGCCAACCAAGGCTACAGGCTTATCAATAACGAAGAGGTTGCTGAGAGAGTAAGGGAGTTAGAGAATGAGCTTGTAACCAATGTAGATGTTATTGAAGAGATTGAAAATCAATATACATTTGCAAGAGCCAATGGTCATACCAACAGCGCACTGAAAGCTCTTGAATTATTGTCTAGGATTAGAGGTAATAACTCTGACATGGATGGAGTGCTTGATGAGAAGTCTTTAGAGTCAGGTATAGTGCAGTGCTTAAACATCTTGGGTGCAGATAAAGTATATATCCTACTAAACAAGTGTGATTTCATGGAGGATGAAGAAGAAGAAGCTATAGAGGTGGTAGAAGAAGAGGAAGACACCACTGAGATAGACTGAATCAACGCTAGGTAGGGTACAAGGCCCGTACAGCAACATTGATACCTCTGGGATAGGACAGGTTACAAACTACCCCAGAAGGCTACTCAGTGAGGCTCTACGGGCCTATTTTTTTCAGTAATAGGGGTTAATTATGTCCCCGTCCTCATGTGACACACTTTCTACATCATCTGGCAGGTATTCTTTAAGAGTTTGCTCTACACCCAGCTTGAGGGTAAATGAACTGGCAGCGCACCCTGCACATGAGCCAGTTAATTTTACATGAACATTCTTTTTTTCTTCATCGTAAGATAATAATTGTATAAGCCCACCGTGTTGAGCTATAGAAGGAGCAATAACATCAGCTAAGATATTTTCTATTTTAGCAAAGGTTGTCATTTCCTATTATAACCACCATTAAAAATCTTTTCATTGAGCTTGTTCATTTGCATTTCAAGATTACCAATCTTTAGGTCTTGCCTAACGTCACTTGGTAGAGAGCCACTACCCCACTTACCAGCTGGCCATAGCTCTACAAAGTTTGAATTCTTTTGTACATCTTTGTTTATCATTTGTATTTGAAAGTTATTGTGTTGCATACTGGCTTGCAATCCTGCCAACCACCAGACAATCCCAGCAGCCTGTACAAACAGTCCAACTCCCAAGCTTATATAAAATTTAGCATCCATTACTTATAACTCCATATCCAAGGTCTAGGGGTTTCGTGAGTATCTTCTAGGTCATCTAGGTGTATAAATCTTTTATCATGTGGGCCTCTCTGCGCCACACCAATGCCTGTCATGCCTTGCTCCAGTGCCAAACGCACTAGCCGCAGTGCATCTTTACCTGAGACTAATACATCAACAGCCCTGCCTTTAATGTGTGCTGAGTATCTGCTTCCACCTATAGCTACGTTATGTGCTGGGTGTCTGTATGCCGATGTGACAATCATAGGTGTGTTATATTTTTTTCTTAACTTCTCTAACTTTAACATAAAGTTATCGTCCATGTCGCACTCTCCAGTGCCTCTACAGCGAAGTTCTTTCTCTGTGAAATATTCTGAGTTGATAGACATTACTTTACTATTCTCTCCATTAAGTTATCTAGTTTGTTTTCTACTCGGTCAAAGCGATCCATGATTTTGTTTAAGTCTTTCTCTACATCATCTTTCAAAGCATACTCTTTGGCTATCTCTTCTCTAGTCCTACTGAGTAGCTTACGGTTATCATCTATCTTAGTGCTGACACCCCTCATCCACCATATGAAAGAGCCACAGGCTAGGCTTAGTATAGCATTCC